CACGTGCCCAGTAATCAGCAACCAGGTCACCAACTGCGCCAAGTGGATCGTCACCAGATAAAGCTTTTGCCAGATCATTGGCACCCCATGCCTTACCACGTGCATGCAAAATAGCAATATCCTGACCCGCTGCAATGTTGTTTACGGTTAGAGGTGTTGCATCTGAAAGTACTTCAGACTCACCGTCTAAATCGTTCCAGAACGGGATATTTACGGTGGAACCGCCTTGTGTACCGAATGCAACTTCAACATCCAGCTCCCCTACAATTCCCGACTGCCATAAAGCAGATTTCTTTGCAGTTTTATTTAAAACGTACTGAGTGAATAACTCGGGTACGATTACATCAGCAATTTTTGTCTCAGCCATTAGGCTTTACTCCTTAAAGATTAATACCGTGTTTTGCAGCTAACTCTTTAGCTAGTTGCGGATTTTCATTTCGTAATTGGGCAAGTTTGGTTAGGTTCACCGAACCGTCTGGTTTGGTAATATCGACCTGTCCTTTTGTATTGGTACTACCTGGTGAACCTGTTCCATTTGCTTTAGGCCAGAAATAAGGCTTTTGCTCACGCAAGGTTTCGACCCATTCTTTTGGTGATAGCGCCGTCTTACCGTCTTTCCCAATGATTACTTCGCCTTGTGTATCGACTGCTACGGCCTTACCGTTTTCATCGAGTACAAATTTAGAATGGGCAAGAAATGCGATATCTGCTGTTGCTTCCGGCAAAGCCTCCAGCTCAAGAGCAGCCTGTACAATCTGGCTTTGAACAACCGACTGCTTGAACTTGTTGGCATAAGCTTCAGCTTTATCAGCCCGTTCTTTTTCGGCATTGAGTAACTTGTCATGCTGTTCACGCATCTTTTCGGTACGTTTCTGGATGACTTCACTCACCTTACCTTCAGCAATTAATTTTGCATCTTCATCCTGCTCCAGTTGGGCAAACAGTTTTTTGACTGTTTCCGGATCAATACCTTCATACTGTTTCTGAAGCTTCTGGAGTTCCTGCTTTGCTGTCTTGGCGGCATCACGCTCGCTTTGAAGTGCAGATTTAAGTCCTTTTGGATCTTCGTAGCCATCCAGATCAAGGCGAAACTTCCCGTCTTCCTCGACATACAAGCCACGATGTTCTTCTTTAACGTCGTCCAGTGAATCAACAATAAATGGCAGTGACATGTTCAAACCTCTCGTTTGATTAAGTTGAGCCTTATCTCAAGGCAATAAAAAACCGCCCGAAGGCGGTACGTTGTAAGAGTGCAATTATTTCAGCGCCAAAATAATCGCGATAACAATGATTCCTAAGGCTAAGCCCAAATTGGTAATTGCCTGCATTAGTCCTGCACGGTCAGCACCTTTCTCGCTCATTTTTCCATCTACCTTTAATTTAGACATAAAAAAACCACCTCTTGGTGGTGTGCTATTAAGTACATCTCAATGCTTTGGATCAAAATCTAATTTGTATTGAGCTTGCTTAACCAAGTCATCTAATTTACTTAATATTTTTGGTTTAACTTGCTTACCACCCACACTCAAGATACGCCCAGCATTTGATAGTGTTTCAGTCCACTGTTCAGCAAGCAAAGTTAGCTTTCCAATTTCTAGTTGAACACCTGCAAAGGTATCTCGAGCAATTTTTTCTTGTTCAATATAGTATTTTCTAATTTCATGCCCTTTATCATTGCGTTCCATCATCCCTAAATGTTTAGTCATATCTACCGATATAATATATTCAATAACTGTTTGGCCTGTTTTTGAAAGCTCGTCTTTTTTGACGACCTTTATATAATCAAAATTTTCTTCAAATTTACATTGATAGATTCGCCGCTTAATCCAATGTGAAAAATCGGATTTAACCTCTAACATCTCATGTAAATCCCGAGCATTAACACCAAGTTGAACTTCTCCATTTAAATCAAACTCAACAAATGGTGTCTGATTTTCAATTTTCATAATTTCATTCATATCGCTTACCTCGTTACCTTATAAAAAAAGCCGCATAGACATGTGGTAACGAGACACATCTACACGGCTAAACTTTTCAAAAAGAACTGGCAAGCACACTGAATATGAAAAGCGTGCTTTTTGAACCGTGGTTCTAGCCAATATTGAGTTACCTAAATTTCAGGCATAAAAAAACCACCTCGAAAGGTGGTTTAGAATTTCTTAACAATTGGCACGTATTTGTTATGAAAACAAGACATTTGCACAACTATTCATTGTGGTAAAAATTAGCCCAAAACTGTTTCTGCTGTCAAGACTTTAAACTATGACTTAATCAAACTACATTCGAGCAATGTCGAATAACCTATTCCACCTTTATGCCAGTCATGACCATTAGCTAATTCAAATATAGGTATGTAGACGTCTCGCCCTACCAACTGTCTGGCATCTTCAGCACCGAACTTAAAATGGTCATGAATTCCATGTCCCATAGATGGACCAAGTTTTCGGATAGACTCGCCAAACTCTGACCACCAGTGATTAAGCCAAAGCATGTGACGAGCTATAGAATCCACCTGCTTAGATTCATATTGCTGTTTCTTATCTGCTTGGCTATATAAGGCTATTAAGTGATGCACGTACTCAACGGCGACTGGAATCACATCGTACGGGATTTCGTCGATGCTTTTAACATTGAACCGTTGATGAACTAATTTATATGCTTCGCTATAGTTTAAATGCCTAGTTTTAGACACAAGCATATTTACAGAGCTGGTGAGTGGTTCACGTTCTGATTTATGAGTTTTGGACAGAATATCTTTTCGATGGAAGTAACAATCTTCTAATTGCTCAAACACTTCCCATGCTTGGTCTGTGTCTAGCATCTTGGCATGACGTGCAGCACCACGTTCTGTCCAGAGTGTTAATGCTCGTGCATTTGGACTGACTATCTTTAAGCTAGTTAGTGCTTTTTTAAAATTTCTTAATTCTTCACCAACTAATTTAAAAAATGTTTACCTTCAACAAAACGTTCCAAATTTCTTATATGGTTTTGTTGGATACGAATATTTTCAGTTCCATATAAGTCTGCCAGCATTTCAGTAGTGACCACTGGAATAGCCTTATAGTTAATAACGGAAATTTCTTGATCATTTATATTTGCAACAATGTTCATAGCAAGCCACCTTGTGGTACATGACAGCGCCCTACTGCTCTGTCTTTTATCTTGCTACAATTATGTGCTCATTTTGGGCACAAAATCAATATTTACTGATCTAATATTTTTTTTAGCAGCTCAACAGTTTGAGTAACTTCAACTTGTCTATGTTGTGCATGCATAAATAGTTCACTTGTTATACCTGTAGGTATAGGCCTATCCCCATCTAACCAATGATTAATCCTACGTCTATCGACACCTAAAAACTCAGCAAGTTGAATTTTATAACCATTGCCATATAAGGCCTTACCAACACTTTCAAGTTGTTCAGGTGTGAGACTACGGTTGCCATTTGAGTCAGACATAGGGACGAAACTTCCAAAATATAAACAGGCTATGAAAATATAGGCAAAACTATAAATTTATAGCCTATTTTATGCATAAATGTATAAAAAATTAGAGAAAATATACATAAACGTATAAAAAAATTAGGTAAAGACTGTTTTTTCTATATATTTTTAGAGAAAACATTTATATCTGTTTATATTTTGAGGGTACGAAGCACTTAAGATGCTCCACAAATAAACTTGATAATTACAAATGATTTGAATGAACAAATTGTAAGGGTGAATTCATGATCTTAGATCGACAGTTACAGCTAGAACTATTAAATAAAATGAGTACGACATATCCTGAATACTATGATTTTAGAGATGAATATGAATACGGTACTGATGCATATAACAAAGTTGTAGCTAATCTAACATACCTAATTCAACATGATTTGATAGAAGAAAGGAGCCTATTATTTTCACGTTCTATGAGTGGAAAGAAACAACCCCAAATTCATCTCCCAACTATCAATCACAATGGGATGGATTTTCTGGCTGATGACGGTGGTTTATCTGCAATACTTGGTGTGGTTACTATTAAATTTGAAGCAAATCAGTTAAAAAGCAATCCTAGAAGCTAAAATTATGGCTTCGGATCTGTCTCCTGAACGTAAGCAATCAATGATTGATGTGCTGCGAGAGCTTCCTGCCGAGAGTATAAAACACCTGACAACGAAAATTGTGGATACGGGTTATGACAATCTTGAGTCTCTAATGAACTTAATTCAAAGCACCCTTTTTTAGCTATTTGCTTAAACTTTAAGAATCCAATTGGCTGAGTATAATCACCTACAGGAACATAAAACTCTTTGCAATCTAATTGAATATTTTCAAAATAAATTTGTGTTGAGTTTGGATATAATCGATTTTCGATAAAAACAATATTTTCAATTTTCATAAATACCTCAGGAATCAATATGTCGCGAAATATACTTATTATCATTGTAATTTTATTGCTAATTTGGATAACTAATTCTGGAAATATGCCTTCCTTAGTAGACCTCGGCCATAAAATTGCTGAAAACCTATTTCCTCCAGTAAAACATTAAAAAAAAGCACCGTGAGGTGCTTTTAACTATGAGTCATAACAATTTTTTTGGCTATATCAACTAAATGTTCAAAATATGCTTTTCTATTTTTATCAGTCTTTTGAAAAACGGCTGACTGTAGGAGGCTTCTCTTACTATCATCCAACTTAAGAAATACATTAGTAAAAACCTTTTCATCAAAATTAGTTTTGCTTATATATTTTGAAGCTAACGTTTTTTGTAAATCTAGCTCTTCAGAGTCTTTAAGTAGTTTCAAGAACTCCTTTTCTTTTATTAAGAGATCTACATACTCTTTTTCTGCTTTTCTTAATTCTAAATATTGTTTCCGAGTTACATAAAGAGATAACACAAGAGCAAAAGCAGAAAAGACAGTTATCATGATTGAGAGAATTCCATGATTATTTTCGAGAAAGTTTAAAATTTCTTGCATTTCGACACCTCCCTACTACTTTTGCCCAAAAATTTTGAATGCTTGTTTTTCATAGACATGTCTATTATATCTTTCTAGTGCATGAGGTACAAATATGGTAATTAATGCCATAATCGACCACAGTTGAATATCAAAAACAAGCTTAGGATTACTCACGGTAGCACCATATAAAACAGAGAAAATTATTCCTATAAAAATACAAAGAATTGCAATAATAGAATTAGTCGAAGAAGCTCCGATAGTCATCGCATAAATAGCTATTGTTATTGTATAAGAGCTGTTAGATATCTTATCAATCAATAACCATTCAATAAATAATGGCAATAGGGGCAATAACATATGTACAAGTATACATATTATAAATGCTGTCCAATGTTCATCAATTCCAGAAATTTTTTTAGCCATATTTAAAGTACAAGCTTATTTTAGCGAAATAATAGCTTTTTACCTTAAATCAAACAAGATAATTCATTCTTCTTTAAATCTTAACTATTAGAAATTTAAATAAAATTCTCTTATTTTTTAAGCTATATTAATCCTCAACTCTTTCGATTGAATGAAAATAAAAAGATAGGAGTTGCAGTCCTTTGCTTCTGACTATTTTGAATAATAAACTGTTATTTAATTTCAAACGGCTAGATAACTTTAAAAGCCCTCTCATCTAACCTCCTTAACTTCTCTAAGCTATATAAACGGCCTTCAGGATCAAAGAACTTATCAAAATCAAATTTGCCTTCTTTAAAAAGCTTAAAACGCTTTGGCCCTAGCCACTCCTTTTGAAAGAAATCATCTGTTTTCTTAAAGAACTCTTTGAATGTGGTGTTTGCATCCAATTGCCCTATTAATTGACTTCTTTCATCTTTTGGAATGTCTTTAACTCGCCGTTCATCCATCACAAATGGACGCTCACCAACAAGTTGACCGTCTTTTTCAACTGGTACCAGAATACTTCGGCAATTTGGATGCAACGGCGGTACACGTTTGGCAGTGTCGTTAATTTCCCATACGGTACCATCCAAAGAAGCACAAAGTTTTGACGTTCTACCATCAAGTGTTGCAACCAGTTTTACGTACTCAAAACCAAGCTGTTTAAATGTATCTAAATACGTTTGATTGGCTACATGGCTTCGTAGAGTTCTTACAGTACGATCAATATCAGACTTAGAACCAGTTAATAGACCATCCTCAAAATTAAGACGCTTGGTACCACGAATACGCTGAACAATCTCCTGATTCGTTTTGCCTGAGCTAATTCCATCGCGAATGGCATATTCAACTTTTTGGCGAGCAGTCTCGGCAATCTTAGATAGAAGATCATCAACTAATGCACCACCAACTAAGGGTATTTTCTTGGCTGCTGAATAAAGTTTCTCACCATTCGGCTTTTTAATCTTTCCACCGTACAGCTTCGCCATGTAATTCGCCTCATATACAGCTAATGCTGTCGCTGAAACAGCAAATACTTCAGGCAATGCAGTATTTATTGCCACAAACCACTGAGAGATTAAATCACGAATCTCTTTGAGATTGGCGGTAGTGTATTGTCCACCAGCAAGCGCTAATTTTTCAGAATTATTTAGCTCCTCCAGCAAGTCCCGAAGCTTTGCCAGCATTACTGTCGACTCATCATTAAAGATTGTTAATAATTCATTAACTGATTGAGAAGATGCCCGATATAAATACGCCTGATGTTGTGTAAGTACTTCAATCAAAGATTTTTCAATATTAGAAGCCATTTATCACCTCTAAATTGGAGCGTTATCCCGCTCACTTTCAACTCGCTTCAGCTCTTCCTGAAAATCATGAGCAGGTAACTTGCCTGTGGCGATATATTCCCAATATGTCTGGAATGAGTTCTTCCCTGCTAGAGCACCTTCGTAAAGTTGTTTAGCAAGATTGATATCGTATTGCTGAATGACAAATTCAGGATCTACTGTAAATACATATTTGGAAGGATCCAGTTTTAGCCACTGAGCTGCGTACTTAATAGCTTGTTCGATCGCCTGAGCTGCACACATCACAATACTATGTAGACTCGCATGCTGGTCATCCTGACGTGCGCGGCGGGCCTCACCAGATTCCTGTGTATTGGTATCGATGACCTTTGCCCCTGCTTCAAGTGCTGAATTCTTCTGGGCATCCATTTCACTTTTAGTCAGCTCAATGCCATCGCCAGAGATTTCCAGATAATCACACTGTGCATCCTTAGGCAAACTCCAGACAGCCATAACACCAGTGACACTAATATCTTCGTCTCCATCAAGTCCGCTAATCCAAGGCTGAGGATGGGCTGTGTGATGAAGTGATTGAAAGTAGTCCGCACTGAGCTGGTAATACTTCAGGGCTGCTTTTGCCATGGTGAGTAATGGTACCGTACCAACTTGGGGTGAATTATCAGTGGTACCGCAGAAAACAAACGGCGTGAATGAAAGCTGGTTACCTCCAAGATCCGGAGTTTTATCTTCTTCAGTAGAACCATCAAACAAACGGACTGCTAAGGCTCCATCAATCATGGATAAAACACGATGGACGGTCTTGGTATCATGACCAAACTCATCTTCACCGTTTTCAAATTGCTCCTCGAGCACTAATAGTTTGAGATCCTTACGGCCACCAATGCTGTTTTCCTTCCAGTTAATAATAGATAAGGCATCATATAAGGCGAAGTATGGAACGCCGTTAGCATCTACATCTACCAGCAATCCACAGCGACCATATTCCAGTAACTCTAGGCAAATTCGGATAAAAAGCTGTTTAAGCCCAAATCCGTCATTGGTTGCATTCTCTATCAAGCCTTTTAATAGAGTACTTTCAATCACAATATTCGGCTCAAGCTTTGAGACTAAACCAATCATCGTGCGTAATGAATCTTGAACCCATAATGGATACTGAGCACGACTGAGATAAGCTTTATAAATCTCTCCAGTCTTATCACCCTGCTTCTCTGCTTCGATCATCCCTGCTGATTTAGGAAGATATTTGGTTTGTGCCTGTTTAATCTGCTCTTCACCAGCAACGGCGTCACGCATAACCAACCAGCTTTTTTGTGCAGCACTATACTGCGGATGTTTATCCGTAACTGCCATAAAAACACCAATAAAAAAGCACCTGAATAGGTGCGTTGTTTAAGCCATACCCCGAATCCGCCTGACCTGAACAATCCGTTTAATAATCGGGAACCGTTTCGCTAATGGATAGCCACCTGCATCACCTACGTGGTCCAAACCTGATTTCTTGTCAGGCATTCCAACGTCATCATAAATCTGCTGTTCCAGTGTCTCGGTAAACCGTGGGCACTTATAAGTATTAACCTTTAACGTCCGTTCTCCATCACCATTCAAGATCAAAGCATTCACGGCATTTAAACGGTCTTTAATGGTCGGGTTAGTATTATTCACCTCTACCCGTAAACCATGCTGCCTTAAAATGGCATGATCTGATTCACTGCTATTTTTTGATGAAGTAGATTGCCCCGCAGCATCAGGAATAATCGTAATTTCATGATCAGGGAAACGTTCAATAATCAGTTTGGCCATAGTTGGCGTATCACGAACTCCTACCAGCTCATTCAGCGCCAGAGGTTTACCGTCACGGATCACATACACCACGGCGGCCATTTTCAGAACGTTAAAGTCCATACCGATAATTAAAGGTTCATTCGGCTTAATCTCTTCATCGGTATGGTTGAGCCTACGGTCAAAATCAGGATAAACAGCACCGCTGGTTAAGTTAACGAACTGCCCACGTAAATATGCCTCAATGAGCTGAGGCGGATAGGATTCCCGTAAAGATGCAATATAGTCATCTGGTAGATTGGCCTCATTGTCATAGGTTGAAGCCTGAATCATTCCATAGAGCTTTCGTTTGGCCTCTGATTTATTCGCCTCTTTAACGAATTGCTCGTAGGTAAATTTAAAACCTTCCGGTGTAGTCGCTACATCAATACCATTCAACAAACCTGCCTGTTTAAAGCGCATACGTGCGATGATCTTACGCCATGCTTGCTGAGCTTTGTGGGTAGCCATAACATCGAGCTCATCAATCAGTGCATGACCAATCTTAAAACCGACAATTGTTGCCGGCTTCTCCATAGACCGGCAGATAATCGTGCTTCGATACTGACGACCATAATAAAGATCGACCTCTTTATTAGACTCATAGATTTTGGTCTTTAACCCCCAATCAAAAGCAACCTCATCAACTGTCGGATAAAAGATATCCCGAATCTGAGGATATGTCGGTGCAAAGTAGCCCAGCCTAACTTTGGGAAACTCCCAAGCCTTATGACATAAAGAACCACAACCCACCCAAGTTTTTCCACCACCAAATCCTGATATAAATGCCCTGAATTTGTTTTCCATTTGAAGAAATCTAGCCTGAGGCACATTCAGCGTCGGATTGATGTTCGGCATCTTTTTTACTCGCATCTACAACTTGAATAGTTACCTTGACTGGTGTTGGATCATCTGCGCCTTCACCATCGCCTGTCCTGATCTTTTCAACCTCAAGCTGCTTTAACTCAATATTTAGGAGTGTTAAGTCATGGCCCTGCATTTCTTCCCGAACCTGTTTAATCACACCTTGCTTCATTAGCCGGTTGCTCTTCCAGCCTTCATAGATCTTCTGAAGTTCTTTAATGCGATAGGCTTTATTAGCAAGTGGAATGTCATAAATATTCTTTTGGAAATCCGCTCTGGTTTTATTAAACAAAGTCACCAGTTTCTTGCTTAGGTTTTTCCCCGTTGCTTTTGTTGGGTCATATAAAGCCACCTGCTGACGTTCAATTTCGATGTTAAATTCTTGCTTTACAGCATCTGCCACCTGTTGAGGGGTTTCAAAGCAGGCAAGAGACTGAACTATAAAGATTTTTACAGGCTCTCTTAGTGTTGCCATACTTGCCCCTTCGTAAAGCTACGTAAAGCAAAACAGGCAAAAAAAAGAGCCTTATGGCTCAATTGATTACGCAGTTTCCGCAGCATTTGGAAATATCTAAATTTGAAACAAACGGCGGATTCTTCGCAACCTCAACAAGACGTTTTACGCTCTTACTTGCTCCCCACCGTTTGGTTACACCAATAAACTCTTCGACATCGTGACCAGCTAAATAGTGCTTAGGTAAACCAGTTGAACTACTAAAGAGCATTTCACCATCTTCGTCACGTTCTACACCTATATGGTAAAGCTCGTGCTCAAGCAAAGCGCAGAATTCACTATCATTAGCTTTATCGCAAAATGTGGCATCGATCGTAATCAGGTAAGTTGGTACAAATCCGAACCAGTCCCGCATCTGTTGCTCTTGTCTAGCTTTACGCCAGCCACCTACATTAAACATAACCTTTTCACACTGCCCAAGAACCATGGCTTGTTTGCTTTTAAATGCTGATGAAGCCCAAGCAAATGCCAAGAACTCTTCATTATCATGAAGCAGCTCAGCAATATGATCATGGTCTGGATTGTGAAGTGGTCCACCAAGTGTAAGAAAATTGGCAACAACCCATTCCTTTAATTCTGGTGCAGGTTTTAAACGAATTGCTTCATTCTCTTCGGCTTTATCAATCAAGTCCTGTGGAGGAAATGGTCTGATCTGCTCCATTTTCAATTCTCGCTAATTCGCTTTTTATCCAGTTGATTGCATAACCTGATTCAATTTGATGAGGTTCTAGGCGTTCAAATAAATAACCTCTATCGATAGCAAGATCATACTTACACAATACATTTGCTATCTTTCTACCACCGCGACCAACTGCCCAAGGGCTACCAGCAATTTCTATAAGTACATTCAACTTCACAATATAAAAATCGAACCGCCAATTTTTAGTTGAATCAAATTGAAATTTTCTTCGGTATCCAATTCGATGTTCTTCTAGTTCTTGAAATAGGACTTCTTCAGCTTCCAGATACTTTTCTTTAGCCTTAGGCAATGGTCTGCTTTTAGATTTTATTTTAAGTTCTTTTTTTCTTGTAAGCCAAAAGTATTCTTTATTGTCCATTTTTTCATCCATAAAAAACCTCCCGAAGGAGGTCAAGTTTATATTTTTAAATCTATTTTAGAGTTTTTGTTTTTTCCCACTCAATTTTCAATAATTTTCGGATTTCTGCTCGGAAATTATTATAATCGCTATCAATTAATCCTCGTATATTTTCACTATTATCAATTGCTAAACATTTTGGGAACTGAACTCTGATAATTTCATGAATATTACTCATTAATTGGAGAATTATTTGCTCATTAAGACCTTTAGGATTAAGTAAAAACTCAATTTTCAAAGATATTCTTGTAATATTTATACTCTCTTGAGCTGAATTTTCTAGAAACAATTCATTGTCAACTTTTACTCTTGATCTAATCTCTTGTCTTTTCTTTATATACAAACTACTCATTTTAGACAAACTTTCTAAATAGAGAGTTGAGGTATCACGTAAGTCGTTTAACCAAACCTGCCTGCTCTGAAACACCAACTCCTTTCTTTTTAGCTCTTCTTGCATTGCTAAAGATTCTTTGTTGGATTTGATCAGCTCATTTGTATTAACTTTAGCCGCTTCGATACTTGCAATAATTTGCTCGACAGTAATTTCAAATGATTTAGTTGTTAAATCAAAACTCTTTTTACCATACCACCATGCTAGGAAAACCCCCACTAAGGCAAGAATAATCCCTACCAAAGCAGCAATAACAAATGAATAAATTGCCGTTGTATCTGTAGATGCAAAAACAAATCTGGTGTTTTCATTTGTTTGAATAATTTTTTGAGGAAGCATTTGCATATTTTAGTATGTAATTAAAAAAGTAAATTAATTATATGCTGGATATTGAGTTTTTAAAGTAAAAAGCCCCGCTAATAATAGATATTTAGCGGGGCTTTTTTGCATCGTAATAAGTCCGGCAAACGATAAAACTAGTTTTTAGGTGCTCTTAAGATATCTAATAGTAATTTTGACTTTTCATGTAGATGTGAGCCTAAAGTATTTAATCATCTTTAAGGATAATCGTATCTCACCACAAGTGCAGTTCTATCGCCCAAAAGGTAGGTACTATTACCTAAATTATGAACCTCTAATTTTTTATGAGGTGGTAGGAGTTGAACAAGGAAATATCCTTCACTATTTTGATGATAGATATTTATGGTAGCTCCTGTTCTTTCTTGTACCTCTACTAATTCTTCTTCGGTACCATCTTCGTATCTAACTCGTACTTTACCCATTATTATCCCCTTAATTATTGGAAATATATTTATATCATAGAATGCAAAAAAGCCCATCTATTGATGAGCTTTTAAAATATAGCCACATTCGTGGTATCAAAATTAATTGCATTTGCAAACGCATTTCAATAAGAATCGATAAATCACATTCGTGATATTAAGTAAATTACTTACACTTCGACCACTATAACGCAAAAATAGCATTTACCCTGTACAGGGTCAAGTTCTGAAGTCCTAAACGATTCAATTATCTCAAACACCTAAGATTTTTTTAACTACAAGAGCATCATCCAAATATCCAACAATATAGTGAGGTTGGAAATACTGAGTTTTTGCCCTTAAATTCTGAATCTCTGGTTTAACATTATATGGAGGGTTCGTTAATAAATAAGCCGAAACAAAGTCATCCGTATCATAAAAGTTAAACCAATCTCCTTTTAATGAAGAGGGTTTAGCACGATCTTTGAAATAATCATAAAATACAGGGATGCCTAAAGGAGAGCCTAAAGTTACTAACCGAGAAATCTTATAAGAGGAATTTAAATGTTGTAGAGCATCCAAACAGACAGCACTACCAAGGGAATGCCCCACTAATACAATTTCTTCTTCCTTTGGATCCTCTTTTATCTTAGCCAGCAGCCTTTCTCTAACTTGTGATCTATATTGTTCATTGCCAAGAAAAAGATTTGCCTCTTTAGCAAATATCTTAAGCACCCATGTATGAAGCTTTTTAAATCTACTCGTAATCTTGATTAGTGCCTTCGCACCTTTATCTATAAAGGAATATGGAGCTAAAGTACTTTTTAAATTAACAGGAATTCCTTCAATAGGTAATGTATCCATCTCATCAGTACTATCTCCCTCCATCGAATCAGCAATATTAATTAAAATATCCTGCTCATCTAATGACATATCATTAAAGTTTTTTTCGAAAGCATGGAATCCACTGGTCTGTAAATCAAACCATACTTTATTTGAAGTCGGAATATTTAAGTATTCCTTTACCAGATCTCCATAGTAAATAAACTCAAATTTTGTTGTGGCTGGAACGTTCGGTATATGTGCCTGAAATACTCCCTCTAAGAAGGCCTCTATCCATATTTTTTTCAATGTTTCAGGATCCTTATCAGTCTGGTTGATCCCATGTACCATTATTATTTTCATGACTTTATCCTTTTAATTATATTGAAATTTTATTATATTCTTTTAAATATTAAGTGCAAACATAAGCCAGTTCAAAGCATAATATTTATATTGAACTCATCTAAAATAGTTTGAATGAAATCTCTAGAAGTCGTTGCCGCAGTCATCCAACACCAGGATAAAATTTTATGTGCACTTAAAGGTGAGCATAAGTACCCCTATTTATCGAATAAGTATGAATTCCCAGGCGGCAAAGTCGAAGCTGAAGAAACACTCGAGCAAGCACTCATTCGAGAAATTAAAGAAGAGCTCAACCTGGATATTGAAGTAATAGAGTATCTATTAACTGTAGAGCACGCCTACCCCAACTTTAATATCGAGTTGGCCACTTTTATGTGCGTGACTAAGACTATTGAAGAATTGGCTTTAAGTGAGCACCAGGATGTACAATGGTGCACTATCGATGAATTAGAACAGCTCGACTGGGCTGCGGCTGATATCCCCATCGTGAAATACTTACTTGATAATAAGACTGCAGCATGTTGAAAGATTTTAGACAATTAAAACCAGGTACCATTTTAGATAATGCTGGATTACGTGATTACTTCCTTTGCTCACCTCAGGGCGAATGCGTCGCTACTAAAAAG